AAGAATTTGAAAATGTAACAGAATTACTAACTTATCTAGAGGGACAAAATGATGAGAAATCGGACATTCAATGGTTATTGGAGTCAACAGAGAAATTCTGTCAAGACAAAGCAATCTACAACGCCGTTGTCAACTCAATTAAAATATTGGATGAACCCGAAAAATCTAACGCTGACAAGGGTGCTATTCCTGAGTTGCTTACCGATGCTCTTTCTGTTAGCTTTGATCCTCATGTTGGGCATGATTATCTTTTGGACTCTGATGATCGGTATGATTTCTATCACAAGATTGAAAAAAAGATTCCCTTTGACCTTGATTACTTCAACAAAATAACACAAGGTGGACTCTCTTCTAAAACTTTAAATGTAGCTCTTGCCGGAACAGGTGTTGGTAAATCATTGTTTATGTGTCATGTTGGTGCGAGTGCCTTATCACAAGGTAATAATGTTTTGTATATTACACTTGAAATGGCAGAAGAAAGAATTGCAGAACGTATTGATGCAAACTTGTTGAATATCAGATTAGATGATTTAGTAAGTTTACCCAAAAAGATGTATGAAAAGAAAATAAATGATCTTAAAGAGACTGTCAAGGGTAGATTGATTATTAAAGAATATCCTACGGCCGCGGCGAGTACAAATCACTTTAGAGCATTATTGAATGAATTAAATCTCAAAAGAAACTTTAAACCAGACTTAATTCTTGTTGATTATATTAATATATGTTCTTCTGCGAGAATCCGACCAGGACAATACACCAATTCTTACAGTTATATTAAATCGATAGCAGAAGAACTTAGAGGATTGGCAGTCGAGAATGATGTTCCCATTTTATCGGCAACCCAAACGAATAGACAAGGATTTCAAAATACAGATGTTGGTCTTGAAGATACTAGTGAAAGTTTTGGATTACCCGCAACAGCAGACTTCATGTTTGCGATTATTAGTAATGAAAACTTGGAAGAAGCTGGACAAATTTTAATCAAACAATTAAAAAATCGATATAGCGATCCTACCTCAAATAAGAAGTTTTTAGTAGGTGTAGATAGAGCAAAGATGAGACTTTCAGATTTAGGAGAACAATCTCAGTCTGGATTAGTCGATACTGGAAAAGAAGAAAAAAACGATGTTCCATTATTTGATGCATCTACTGGTGGTAGAATGAAGAGCAAGAAAGATTTTGGAGAGTTTAAGTTTGAGTGATGATAAAATTGTAAATTTAGAAGAATATAGAAAAGAAAGAAATAAAGGCACACCTATTCCCACCCTCAAGGCGTTCCAGCCTGGTCATTATTACATTTATCCTGAATTTGGAATGATGATACATATATTATTTACTACATTTGATAGTCTACATTATGATAACGAAGAAGTTTACATAATGGAAGATCAATTTGGCAATTTCTTTGCAGAATTAGTCAAGGAAGATACTTGTGATGGCTGGCACGAACTACATAAAGATGTATTTATAAAAGCTATTGAAAATCAAGGACCTACGGATCCAACGGAACCGAAGGCTGGATGATCCGGTATTATAAATATATCAGTAAATTGTTTTAAATTTTAGGAGAAATTGATGAAATCATTTAAGAATCATATTAGTGAAGCACGGATATATGAGCCAAAATATAAAGCGGGGTTTGAATTTACACTAAATGAAAGAACGCCAAATGCTGTTCATATAGCATTAGGCAATTATATTCCTGGAGATCCATTTAAGAAATCTGATAAAGAAGCAACGAAAGAATATGGTGACCCGAACGGCAAAGACTTCATTTCCGTTACATTAGAAGATAAAACAGGTCAAATTATAAAAATTTGGGGGTCTGAATCTGCGTTGAGTAATGCATTTAATAAAGGATCTTCTGCTACTGGTGGTAAAATGTTTGCTGCAGATTGGGAAGAGGTTATTACTATAGCTCACAATATGGGAGGCACAGAATCTTCAGGCCCCACAATGGATGAAGCCGCAAAACTTGGAGGCATTAAATTACCTATCAAAAAGAAAATTATAGATAAAGTAAACACCCCAAATCTGGCTTCCGGAATGCTTGCAGGAGTCAACTTACCCTCTAACACACCAATGATACATTTTGGTAGAAAGACGGGAGCACCATCTAAATTGTGGTCAAATACTTTTGAAGAGATTGGCATTCCGATGAATTCTAAGAGTATGACTCCTAAAACTGATATGAAGGTTGGAAAGATGCATATTTCGTTGAAAAAGGCTGGTGGTTCTCAATTAATGAGCGGATTTAAAGGTGATACATTGGGTGTTATAATGGCGGCATATAATAAAGCTATGAAAGAGAAATCAGGAAGTAACGCAGACATGAAACGATTAGGTGATGGTTTGAAAGGAATGCGTGGTGCTGTAATAAATAATTTTCAAGATACACAAGATGTTGCTGGTGGCGCTAGAGATATTAGAAAGAAAGTGAAAGAAGGAGGGACTTTAGATAAAATAGAAAAAGCAGCATGGAAAACAATTCAAGATGGAGATGTTGCACAGGATATTATTCGAGACATTCTTGATAACAGCCCGCGAGTAAAATATTTTGCTGTAGAAGAAGCTATGACAGGAAATATGAAATTTTCAGATGCAGATCCACGATCTAATTATTTAATGGTATTTAATCCCGATCCTGTGCCAGCCACAGCTCACATGGATAAAATAGAACCGGGAATAATTCAAACATATGCTAATAAAGTAACTTGGTCGGTTGGACTTAAATCATCAAAGAAGAGAGGTGCACTTTCATTACGAGCTATTATTGCTGATGAATACGAACCTACATTTACGATGAAACAAATTATTTCAGAAGCATGGGAAGAAATAGGAGAAGATAGAATATATTTAGCTGAAGGGTTCTGGAGTAAGGCAAAAGATAAAGCGGTTGGAGTTGTTGATTGGGCAAAAACAAAAGGACTTAAAGTATTAGAAATGCTTTGGAATAAAATTGTTAGTAAAATAATGGCACTGCTAGTGCAAGGTTGGGTGTGGGTTCAGAGAATTTTTGGATGGCAACCAGTATTACAATCAATAGCTAACCCATATTTTGTCTAATGTTTAGATTCTCTAACTTTTTAACAGAAGCAAAAAACCTTCACATGGAACACCTTGAAGATGAGGTGTTAAACAATGGAGTGCCAGGAGCAAGGGGTGCAATAAACTTCCTTCAAGGATTGAGGGATATGTTAGCAGGAAACTCTGATTCCTCTGTAGATGTTACAGTAAAATGGGATGGGGCTCCGGCAGTATTCGCAGGAATCAATCCAGAGAATGATAGATTTTTCGTAGGAACAAAGGGTGTATTCGCAAAGAACGCAAAGATAAATTACACCAATGAAGATATAGATAGTAATCACTCTGGTGGACTAGCATCTAAACTGAAAGTCGCATTAAAAGAGTTATCCAAAGTAAACATACAAGGTGTTTTACAGGGTGACATGATGTATACACATGAAGATATACAACGAGAAACGATTGATGGAGAACCATACATTACGTTTCAACCTAATACAATCGTTTATGCAATACCAGTAAAATCGAAGTTGGCGGCGAAAATCCTGTCCTCTAATATGGGAATCGTATGGCATACCACGTATAGTGGTGATACGATGGAGGACATGACCGCCTCTTTTGGTGTTTCTAGTGGAGCATTTACAGAAAGTAGTTCAACTTGGCAAGCAGACGCATCATTTAGAGATACTTCTGGAAGTTCTACTATGACCAAGACAGAAACAGACCAAGTTACCAAAATATTAAGTGAAGCTGGAAAGTTGTTCAGACAGATAGACTCTAATACTCTAGGCATGGTCGCAGGAGATCCAACTCCCAAAGAATTGATAAAGACTTATAATAATAAAATGGTAAGAGAAGGTCAAAAGATTACAAACGTAAAAAGACATACCGCAGGAGTGATCAAGTTTGTATATGACAAATTGAAAGCGGATGTAGATAAAGTAAAACGTGAAAATACGAAGATAGAGAAACAACGTAAGATGGATTTATATGTTGACTTCTTCAGAAAACATTCCTCTGATCTTGTCAAGATATTTGCACTACAAAATCTACTTATAGATGCAAAGTTGTTGATTGTTCGTAAGTTAGAGAAAGTTAAAGATATCAAGACATTAATGAAAACCTCTACAGGGTTTAAAGTAACGGCGCCAGAGGGATTCGTTGCAATAGACAAACTTAAGGGAGGAGCTGTTAAATTGGTAGATCGTATGGAATTTTCCATGCAAAACTTCAATGCAGCAAAAAATTGGGACAAATAATATGGAGGCAGTGCATTGGATGTTAAGCGATTCAGATAGTAAAAAAACATATATTTCAGTACTTAAAGCTGAGGTGGAATACTTAAAGTCTCAACTTCAACCACATGATACAGGACATATTCATACTACTATAGGAACATTAGAACACCGTATTAAAGAATTAGAAAGTAAATAGTGGAAGAAGAACAAATAAAAGAAGAAGATGAACCTGAGATGGAAGAATATGAACAAAGACATGATCCAAATCATCCTTATTGTACAAACTGGCCAGTAAATAGGAAAAAGGTAGAATATGAAAAGGTTTAAAGAAACTACTGAAGAATTACATGATATCACGAAGGAACAAAAATTGGCACATGATGTAGCCCTTATTTCTGAGGCGGGTGATGATATATGTGTAATACCTTTAGAAAAATTAAAGTCTAAACTCATGAGGAATAGACATAAAAAAATGTGTGTAGATCCACAACATTGGAGCACTACAAAGAAAAAATCTAGAGATTCTGGAATACAACGAGCAGCAAAACGTGCTGGTATGACAACAACCAAACGAAGAGGATTATATAATAGTCTTGATGAGGCCGATCTTCAAAATTTAGCAGATATGATACAAGATATTGCACAAGATATGGTTGATGCACTTAAGAAAAATGATCAAAGAAAATTAATGGGGCTTTATAAAAATTTGGGAAAGGTCATCAAATGAAAAGTTTTAATGAATTTTTGGAAGATAATAAAGATGCATTGAATAGGGCATTAGCCATGCATAAGTTTAAGAAAAAAGGTGGTAAAATAGATAAACAACCACCCTCTCTTGATAGAGTTTGGACCAGATTTTCGAATGCTTCTACATTATCTAAAGACGATCAAGAAAAAGTAAAGGCTATAGCACAATATCGCAAAGATAAAAGGAAACCGAGGGTTAAACCTACGAACAAGACTTATGGTAGAAGTAAAAGGAAAAAATGAAGAGTTATAAAGTTTGGCAAGAGGGGTGGTTTTCTAAAAAGAAACCAGAAGACCCAGAAGAAAAAGAATTACAAGACCTTGGTATGAAGTCGGCCGGTAAAGGTGGTTGGTCTAAAAAAGAACAAGAACGTTATAATGATCTTTGGATGAAGATGCACAAAAAAGGAAAAACTCCAGAAATGTCACCACCTAGTGTACACGGTGATGATTCATGGGGAACTAAAACTACAAAACTTCAAAAGAAATTGAAACTTACAAAAAGAGATCATCAGGGTGTATTAGCATGAGTACAGCAGTATTCACTTTTGGGAGATTTAATCCTCCTACAATCGGACACGAAAAGTTGATAAATGCTGTAATTGCAGTTAATCAACGAGAAGGTGGTACTGCCTACATTTATGGTAGTCAATCTCAAGATTCTAAGAAGAATCCACTTACACATACTCAGAAATTTAAATATTTGAAGAATATGTTTCCGAGATTAAAAAGTAACTTACAGAGTAAATCAAGTGCAAGAAATATAATGGAAATTGCCACAGAATTGAGTGGAAAACATAATAAATTGATAATGATAGCAGGTAGTGATAGAGTTTCAGAGTTTAAATCTTTACTAAATAGTTACAATGGCACGAAATCTAAACATGGAATTTATGAATTCGAAGAAATAGAAGTAGTAAGTGCCGGAGAAAGAGATCCAGACGCAGATGGTGCTTCTGGAATGTCAGCATCCAAGATGAGAAAAGCTGCAGTTCAAGGAGATTTTGAATCATTTCTAATGGGCGCATCAGATGAATTAACAGTAAAAGAGAAAAGAAATATGATGAATGATGTACGTAAAGGATTGAAATTAGATATGATTCGTGAAGGAATGAAGCGTCGAAGAGGTACACAAGAACCAGTTGAGGTCGAAAATATCGACCTCAAACTTGCAAAAGAGTTATCATGGCAAGGTTATGATACTGAAAATTTATCTACTTGTGAAGAAGCGTATGAATTATTTGATGAAATTGTTAATAGTGTAGGAGAAGGTACGTTTACTGCCTCAGAAAAAGCCTATCTTAAAGAATCACTAATATTAACAGATAAATGTCTTACCATTGCACAAGTACCAGAAGAAGATATAACAGAAGAAGATGTACAAGATTATATGAAATGTTCTAATAAAGCAATAAAATTATTGGAAACTGTTAAAGAGAGAATAGGAATACCATTTGATTATTCATTTTTGAATGATCTTCAAGTAAAAGTTGTAGATACTAATGTACAACTAAAGAAAAGTTTTACACAATTTTCAGGAGAAATGTATGCCATCCGATGACTTATTAAATGTGATCGCCGGGCTCGTTAAAAGAGATGGCGAGGCAAAAAAAGAAGAAAAGAAACTCGCCAAAGAAAAAGTAAAGGCAGAGAAATTAAAAGCGGAAGAAGAGGAAGAGGATGAGGATGAAGATCCGGTAGGTGATCCAGAAGCAACTGCTGAACAAGAACCAGCTCCTGAAGAAGAACCAGAAGAAGAGCCACCCGCAGAGGAAGAACCTCCTGCAGAAGAAGAGCCACCTGCTGAAGACGGGGATGTAGATCCGGCATTAGTTAATGCTGTTGTTAAAAAGGTTACTGATCAACTTGCGAAAATAATGCAAGATGTACAAGATAAATCTGATGCGGAAAAGTTTCGAAGTGGTGAACAAAAAATGACAGGTAAAAAAGAAAAAGTCAACACTAAACCTAAATTAGAACAAAATGAAGTCAGGAAAGGTAAAATGAATTTTAGAGAAGCAATAAGAATGTCTACTACTGGCACTCATTTAACAGAAGGATATGAAGAAGCTGTTCTTGGTATCTTAGAAGATGCAGATATTGACGGTCCATTAGGATATGAACCATTCTTTGAAAAAGGAAAATTGTATGTAGAAAAAGGTTCTGAAAGACAAGCCGCAAAGGTACTTAAACAATCTAAAGATATTAACAAAGTTCCAAAAATTATAGGTGAAACTACAGAATTTACAGAATATGCAGACCTAGAGGAGTTGAAACAGAAGTATGAAATATTAGCAACAACTGAAGCAGTTGATGTTGATGGTCGAAGGAGAGGTTTCAAAGAAGCACTTAAAAGATTGACCTATGAAAAATTACAAGCATTGAAAAAAGAAGGTGCTGCTGAATTTATGGCCGCCGCTTCCGCCGCCAAAAGAGAAGGTAAAAAGAAATTCAAATTTGGTGGAAAAGAATATCCAGTTACAATTAAGGTAGATATTCCGAGTAAAAAATAATGAAATCATTTAACGAACACACAAACGTAAAACGTGAAGAGTTAAAAGAAGATCCATTAGATGATTTAACTGATTTGCTATGGGTTGGTGCTGCGGCTGGTGGGTTATATGGACTAACTAAGGCTTGGGATAAGTGGGGCAAAGGTTCTACCGCAGCAAGTTGGCTTGCCGTTACCGACAAACAAAAAGCGAAAGTGGCTCAAGACAAAATAGATAAAGCCGATACAAAGGCAAAAGAAAAAGAAACTATGGCCGCGGCTGATGAAGTGGGTGGGATCGACAATATTGGAGACGCTCAAAAATTCTTTGATAAACATGGAAGAGCTCCGAAAGGATATCAAGAATATCCTGATAAGTCAAAAAAGGTTATGTCAAATGATGATGTTGAAAAAGAAAAAGAAATAGCCGCGAAAGAAAAAGAAAAAACTGCTGCGTCAACGGCAAAAATATCTAAATCTGGAATGTCCGGCCAAAAGAAAAAACAGGCGCTAGGAAAACAATCTCTCGGTAAAGTAGACAAAGAAAAACAAGCAGCACTAAAAGCAAAACTGAAGGCAAAAAAAGCCGGCGCGGGAAAAGAAGAATTTCAAAAATTCGCATTACATGAATTAATATCTCTAACAGGAGAAAACAGAATACAATTACTTGAAGAACTAGTTTTGGAGGAAACCATGTCATTAGAAGAAAGTAACGAATTACAAGCAATCATGGCCTTAGATGACGCCGGCATAAAAGCCGAAATTAATCGAAAGGGTCAAGTTGTTATTAAGAAAAAGGATAAAAAGAAAGCCCATAAAGCACTAGAAAAATCCTTTACAAAAGGTGGATGGCCTCCTCTTAAATTAGAAGGTGTAGATGAACATAAAGGTACAGAACCACATAAACATCCTCATGAAGATGAAGAACTTGATGAAGCATCATCTAAAAAGGCAAGAAATAAGGCCGCAGATGAAATAGAAGCAATAGCAGATAAAGGTGGTGCTGAAGCGCCCACACTTTTCAGTTTAGCATCTAAGTTAAGAAAAGGTACACACAGTACTACGGGTCTTAAACTATCAAAGAAAGTAACTGCCATTTTGAAAGTCAATGGAATAAAAGAAGATGTACAGAAACAGAGAACTGCTTATGAAGTAGTCTCTGAAGCACGTAATAGAGTGGCAAAAAATAAACCCGAATGGGAAACCGAAGATTCAAGATTGAGCTAAACTTATGAGTACAGAAGCACAAAACACAGATTATTTTGACAATAAATCAGAAGCGGAGAAGTTAAGAAATGTCGCATCTCTGGTTAATGATATAGTTAATGCAAAACCCGAAGATTCTCTTGAAGTACAAGAATCTGAAGGTGAAACTGAAGAAAAACTTCCAGAAGTCGATCCACTAGTTGATTTAGTAGGTAAAACAATATCTACACATAGTCCTAATAGAGGAGCATTCTTTCAAGGAGTACAATCAAATGGCAACCACAAATTATGATTCTACGTTAAACATAGTTAAAGAACGTTTAGAACAAATTGACAAACTTGCTGATAAATTTTCAGGGTTTCCAGAAATACAAGAAAAACTCAAAAGTGCAAAGACAGCATTAGTAGAGAACAAAGAAGAACTATTGGCATATCATAGTATTATAGATAAGTCATAAATATTATAATAACTTAATAACTTAAAATAGGGAGAACACAATGCCTTTATGGGGAACCACACATGGTGACATTGACAATAAACCACAGCACCTAGTTGACGATGCAGATAGTGATTATGATATCACTAATGCATTTGCCTCTAATAAGGGCTGGATGATGAGAAACAGCGCCGCAACCGGTAATGATAATACCGCTGCAGATGATGAAGTTCTTGTCGCAATTGGTGGACTTGCAGGAACATCAGCAACAACTGGTTTAAGACAACCTACAATTACAAGAGTAAGATGGGGTCAAGCTGCATACGTAGCCGCAACCGCAATTACTGTTGAAGTAACATGGGATGAGTTAGTAGAATACGATGCGGGAACAGCAGCAACATTAGCTATTGTTTCTACTGGTACTAACCTTTCTCTTACAGCAACACATATTGATGGTGTAGCAATTGCAGATGAATTACAGGGTAATACTGTAAGATTCTCTGGTACTACTGTTGATGAAGCTGCAACATTGAGTATTGCAAATGATACTGTTATCGGAGATCCGGATCTTAAAGACGCGGTTGATGGTGTTGTTCTGCCAGCTGCATCTAAAACTATTACTGCTGCAGTGAAAACCGCTTCTAGTTATACCACAAGAGCAGTTACTACTTAATAATTAATTTTTGGAGATATAATGGCTAAATCTTTATTAAAGAAGGCTAAAAAAGCCGTGAAAAGTGTGAAGAAATCTGTGAAGAAAGAAGTAAAAAAAGCTTCTCCTTCAATTGACATACTTCCTGTAGTAGAATCCAAAGTGAGTGATATACGAGCCCACATTGAGAAACATGCTGAATTACGAAGAGATTGTTCGGTTGTTCAGCGTCTACTTCAGGATAGTGATAAGTACAAGACCGATGAAGATATTATAAATCTCATCAAACTTAAGCAATATGATACCCTATTAGGAGAAATTTCCTAATAGATTTAACAGGAGTGCGTCTAAGACAATCCCTTTCGTAAGAATAACGGAGTCTTAGCGCATATTCCTCAACGGTGGCGAGTCCCGTCACATAGCCGTAGGAGATAAAATATGGCCGATAAGAAAATAACCGCTCTTAATGCGTCAACCGCATTGAGCACAGACGACCTTTTTCATGTTGTCGATGATCCTAGTGGAAGTCCCACAAACAAAAAAATCACTAACGCAAACGTATTTAACAAAGTCCCTACATTTTTAGGACTTAATAGTGTAGATACACCAAGTGCTAGTGGTGCCGCATCACTTACTACTGCAATTACTTTACTGGATGGATCAAGTGCCAGCAGAGTAATGACACTTGCAGGAGGATCTACTGGACAAATTAAAATATTTGTCTCTATTGCCACAAATGGTAATACAGTATCAGTAGCACCAGCAACAACAGTAGGTGCAGGTGGAACTTATACCTTTAGTTCAGGAGCCGCTGCTGCGGGAGAAAGTTTAATTCTCCTTTGGACAGGCGCCGCATGGACACCTATTGCTTTCGGTGGTAATGCCGTTGCAACAGATCCAGCTTCCGGTGGAGCACCTGGGGCAATCGCTATTACTTAATAGCATTTTCATGAGGGTGACTTTGTGTTACCCTCATTTTATTATTTTAATTATTGGAGTATATTATGACAAATGAAGTTGTTAAAATAG